TGCAAGAAATATAACAAGCATTGGATTATAACTTTACACCCAGCGGCTCAGCAACCGCAAAAAGATGATAGGGGCAATACGTATTACGGAATGCCAATGGCAAGGGAAGCAGCAGGAGGTCAGGCACTATTGCGTAAAGCAATGACATGGATTAATATGTGGAGACCTCCGCATGGAATGAATGATCAGAATGGTCAACCTTATCCGGATAACATTGTATTAATAAAAGTAGAAAAGGCAAAGCCTAAAGGCGTGGCTATGAGAGGCGAAATGGTTTTGCAGTTTGATTGGAAGAAAAACAGATATTTTGAATTTCCTAAGCTTTACGCCTTTGAACATGAAAAACAAACTAATCCTTTTTAATGATGAAAAGTAATCTACAATTAGAATTAGAAGCTGAGGCATTCGCTTTATACTTCCAAGACAAAATAAAGAGTTCTGAGGCATTATTATCTATGGCTGGTATAATCTGTCACCTTGATGGAGAAGTGTTCTTATATCGTATGAAACATGGCTTAAATGACAAGATTCAGGAGGTTATAGATAGGAATGAAAAACTAAAACAGATTTATGACCATTTTTTTATATTATCAGAGCAAATTGAGCAAATGAAAAACATCGTAAAAAAGAATAATGCCAGAATGCTAGAAATGGAATCAGAGAATGAAAAATTAACGAAATTATTAAGCAATTATAAATCATGGGAATAAATGTACTTAGCCTGTTTGATGGCATGAGTTGCGGTCAACAAGCCTTAGAACGTGCAGGAATAACAGTAGATAATTACTTTGCATCTGAGATTGATAAATATGCTATGCAGGTTACAATGGCTAATTATCCAAATACTAAACAATTAGGAAGCGTTGTAAATGTAAATGGTTATGATCTGCCTAAAATAGATTTATTAATAGGTGGGAGTCCTTGTCAATCATTTAGCTTTGCAGGTAAACGTAAGGGGATGGCAACTAAATGCGAAACAGAGATTTTGACATTAAACCACTATTTGGAATTAAAAGCAGATGGGTATGAGTTTGAGGGACAATCGTATTTATTCTGGGAGTTTATGAGGTTGCTTAATGAGTGCAATCCTAAATACTTTTTATTAGAAAATGTAGAGATGGGCGAAAAATGGGAAAAGGTATTGAGCAAGGCAATAGGAGTAAATGGAATCCATATAAATTCTTCTTTAGTATCTGCCCAGAATAGGAAACGGATTTACTGGACTAATATTGGTATGCAACCTGGCGGACTATTTGGTGATTTACAAAGCATAATTAAGCAACCAAAAAACAAAGGAATATTATTAAAAGATGTTTTAGAAAATGAGGTTAATGATAAATATTTTTTAAGTGAAAAAATACAAAATCAGTTTAAATCTTATTTATTTGGAGGTAATATTGTTGGAACTACAAAACCTGAATTTAGAACAATAGGGCAAAGGGATGAAGTTTATGGTCAAGATGGTAAAATGGGATGTTTAAATGCAACGGATTATAAGCAACCAAAACAAATAATAGTTGGGTTAACTGAGGTTAGAACAAATGAAGCTAAACAAAATCTATCAACTGATTATATTGTACATAATACAATGCCACGTTCATCCACAACTGGTAAAGGAGGCACAGGTCATTTAACTAGAAATGATGGCAAAACATATTGTTTAGATACAGGAAATACTAATGCGGTTGAAATAGTTGGTTTAACAGAAGTTAGAACACAAGAAGCAAAGCAAATAAGAAAAGAAACAGGTACTAATCCAAAAAGAGCAAAAGAATTAATATTAAGAACAGATGGCAAAATTGGTGCAATATTAACATCTCAAACCCCAGATAATTTAGTTATTTCTAAAACATTAAGAACCCATAATGATGGTAAAGGATTTAGAGAAGTAGTAAGCGGAAAAGGAGCGACTATACCAGCAAGAGCAAGAGAGGATGGTAGCGGTCAAAATATAGTTTCAATTTTAGGTAACATCCGAAGATTAACACCTTTAGAATGTGAGCGACTTCAAACAGTACCGGATAATTATACAAATCATGTTAGCGATTCTCAGCGTTATAAAATGCTAGGGAATGGATGGACAATAGACATTATTTCACATATATTTAAATATTTATGACAGTAGCAGAAAAAAGCCTGGCAATGAGCTATATACTGAGCCAGCTATTAATAGAGAATTTAGAAATAGTAATTTTAGAGGTTAAGCATAAACCTGAATACGGAAAATTTAACGATAAGTTGATGAAGTTAAAAGGCGCATCTAAAAATACATTTCGGATATTGGAAAAGAATACCGGAGAATTAGATAGTTTAAAATTAGCAATAGAGGAAACATTATATAAGCTATGGGATTAAAATACAAAAACATTAAAACAGTAATTAACGGAATAACTTTTGATTCTAAAAAGGAAGCCGAATATTATGGCATTCTTAGGCTTAAAGAAAAGGCAAGGTTAATAGAACGCTTTGAGATGCAAGTCCGGTATAATATAGTCGTAAATAGTCAAAAGATAGGGTTTTATAAGGCTGATTTTGTAACCTATAAAAATGGCAAAGTTTTGGAGGTTATTGATGTAAAGTCTGAGATGACAAAGAAATTGCCTGTTTATAGGTTAAAGAAAAAAATGATTAAGGCGATTTATGGTTTTGATATTGTTGAAATTTAATACCTTTGAAAAAACTACAGGCATAATGCAGGCAATCGGTTTATCATAATAGGCATAAAATATGAGCAAAATAAAAATATCTGATTTAACACCAGATGACAAAAATTATAATAAAGGCACGCAATTTGGTAATTCCTTGATTGAGAAATCATTGAGAAAGTTTGGCGCTGGTAGATCAATATTGTTAGATAAAAATAATCGCATTATAGCTGGCAATAAAACAATTGAAAATGCCTATACGATTGGATTAGAGGATGTCCTTATAGTTGAAACAACAGGGAACCAGATTGTTGCGGTTAAAAGAATGGATATTGATTTAGATTCTAAGATTGGCAGGGAGTTGGCATTGGCAGATAATGCATCAGCAAAGGCAAACATTGATTGGGATTTAGATAATATTAATCAAGATTGGTCAGCTGAGGAATCAAATGAATGGGGAATTGATAATTCTGCTTTTGTTGAAGAATTAGAAGCTGAAGAAGATGATTTTGATGAAGCACCTCCTTTAATACCGATTACTGTTTTAGGTGATTTATATGAGATAGGTGAGCATCGTTTGCTTTGTGGAGATAGTACGGATAGTGATATGGTATCAGCCTTGATGAATGGAGAAAAGGCGGATATGGTATTTACAGACCCGCCTTATGGAGTAAGTTACACAGGAGGTCATAATAAAAAACAAAGAACTGGTATTATAGCTGATGAATTACAAGGAGAAGATTTATCAAGTTTATTTGAAGACTCAATTAATACTGCTTGTATATTTTCAAAAGATTCAGCACCTTTTTATATTTGGTATGCCGGAGGAAAATCAAAAGAAACTTATTTGGGATTATCAAAAACACCAATAGAAGTCAGAGCAGTTATTTGTTGGTATAAAGTTAAAAGTGGCTCGGGTGCATTTATGTCACAATATATTCCAAACTATGAGCCTTGTATTTACGGTCATAAGCAAGGAAAAAGTATTCAATGGTTTGGGCCGACAGACGAAAAGACAGTTTGGGAATTTAAAAAAGACAATGTTAATGATTTTCACCCTACTCAAAAACCAATAGATGTAGTAGAAAGAGCATTAAATAATAGCAGTTCTAAAGGTCAATTAATATACGATGCTTTTGGAGGTAGTGGAAGTACAATGGTTGGAAGTCATCAATTAAAAAGAATAGCAAATTTAATGGAATTAGACCCTAAGTATTGCGATGTAATAGTAAAGCGAATGATTAAACTTGATGATAGTTTAACAATTAAAAGAAACGGTATTGATGTGACTAAAGAATTTAAGTCAAGTGAAGAAGCATACTAAACTATATTTAGCTTACTTTGGCTTTGATCAGTCAGACTTTATACCTTGCGAGGTTTGTGGCAGTCAGGCAATAGATATACATCACATAGAATGCAGAGGAATGGGTGGAACAAAGGAGCCTGAGAATATAGATAATTTACAGGCGGTTTGCAGAAATTGCCATATTGAGTATGGAGATAAAAAAGAGTTTAAAGAGTTTTTAAAGGAGGTGCATAATGATTACAAGCAGAGAAGAGGCTTTAAAGAGGGGTGGAAATACTCAGTTTAAAAAAGGTGTTTCAGGTAATCCAAAAGGATCTGTAAAAAAAATACCTGCATTAGATGTTTTATTAGCTGATGTATTAGGTGAGGAAAAGGATGGGATAGAAGCAGCAAAAGCAATTTTGATGGCGTTGCGTTCTAAAGCAGTAAAAGGCGATGTTAGGGCGGCTGAGGTATTATTAGACAGAGCCTATGGTAAAGCAAGTCAGAGCCTTATTTTAGATGGAAATTTAAGCCTTAAAGTACCTGCTCCAAATGTTTATAATACTGCTCCGCCATTAGCACATAGTGAGAACGAAATAGATGTTTAACTGTTCGCCTGTATTTAATGAGAATTATGAGGCCAAAGAAAAGGTTCTAATCAATCAGGGCGGCACAGCATCATCAAAAACGTACTCAATCATGCAACTGTTATTTTATAAAGCAGTTAATGAGGATCGGTCAGTTATTACAGTAGCAGGGGAATCATTGCCAAACCTAAGAAAAGGTGCTTATAGAGATGCAGAAAGTATCTTTGCTGATAACAAATATTTGCAATCTCAGCTAAAGTTTTGGAATAAAACAGAACGGATTATCTATTTTAAAAATGGTTCGCTAATTGAGTTTGTTTCATTTGAAAATGAGCAATCAGCAAAGAATGGTAAGCGTAACTACTTATTTGTAAATGAGGCTAATGGTATTACCTACCAAATATATTGGCAATTAGCAATCAGGACAAAGAATCAAATCTATATAGATTATAACCCAACAAATGAATTTTGGGCGCATACTAAACTAATCGGTCAACCAGATACAAGGCTAATTATATCCGATCACAGGCACAATCCATTTTTAACAGAGCAAGACCACC